TGTCTTGAACATGATCTTGTGGACCAGGCCAGTGTGCTTCAACTAAGGGATTATTCCAGTACATAGATCTACTTAGTAAATACTCCTGTGAACTATGCTGAATTAATTGCTTGCACTTTTCAACAGTTGGGCATAGACCTTATAGCCGAATACAACTGTTTCCAACCTCCTTACAACTCACACTCTGGATGGCCTTTGCGGTTGCCTGACGTTGAATTTGGTCCACGCACCTTGGTATTACTACACTTTCAAGATTTTGTTACTCCGGGGCTGGCAGAAATAGCACAAGTTGAAGCACACTATGGTCAGTATGCTAATCAGGTAGTGATAACGTATTGGAGCCATGGTCTAGACCAGTTGTACTCTGGACCCGTCAATCTCATCGAATTTAGCAATCACAATCTAGCAACCTGCCAATCAATTGCCAAAAGACAATCAGAGTGGCTGCCATACTTCGATCAACTGCGCACTATGTCGTGGCAATGTTTGAATGGTCGTGAATGCGCACACCGCCAGCGAGTGGCTGATGTTCTTCAAACGTGGCCCAATGGTGTGTTAAGTTATGGCAATCAAATTGCATTACCTGAGTGGGCGTATTCAACATATAGTGGCACAGAAAACGATGAAAACTTTGTGCGACTATCACCATTGTATTCTCAATGTGCTGTGAACATTGTGACAGAAACACAATATGATGCCAGACCAGGCATAGTTACTGAAAAAACTTTACAAGCAATGATTGCTGGACAGGTGCCTGTTGTGATTGGGCATCCAGGCATTGTGCAAGATTGTCAAGAACTAGGATTTGATATGTTTGAAGATTTAGTAGACTTATCATATGACTGGTTGCCAAATGACCAACGAGCCGAGGCTGCCTTAGAACTCAATCGAGAGTTAATACTAGGCAATTGTGATCTCACACCATATCAACAACGATTAAAACGTCAGCAAAATTTTGTTCTTGATGCGTACCCTAAATGGATACGAGCAAACTTTGTGCGTCAAGCACAATCATGTGCGACTCAAAAAGGTCAACCACTTTTCTAGATCGCCGTACATGGCCAACATCATTGCTTGTTTGCTACCAAACAAAACGATCTGCGGGTTTTTGCCAATCTTGATATAGTAAGGGCAATCTAATTTTTTATCTAAAATTAGCAGATGTCTAGCAATAGCACTCAAGTTGGTCGGAACAGCAAACCAATATGTTTCTAAATCACAAGTACCAATGGCCATGAATCCAGCATTGGTTAGTCTAAATCCTCCGCCATCTCTAAAATTCATCCACCATGCCTTGCAAGCTTCATCATAGGTCAGTCGATCATCTTCAGGAAGACCTGCCAATATGTATTCAGTAATTTGTTGTTTAGTTAGCATTGGGGTACACAGTGTCCCCAGACTTTAAAAGCACCACTGAAAACTTTGTGGTCTGAAACTGTGTGTTAAGTTTGCGAGCTAGATTTTTAGCATGCCCAGGATTAGAAAAACTTACTTTTTTGTACTTGGGTCCAGGATACTGGGTCAGCATGTTTGAAGTTTTTAAGTTGATCGGTTTGTTGTCGTAAAAAACTGCCCACACGCCTTCCGAGGCCAATACTTGCTCGGTCTTGTAGGTTTGTTTGTTGGTGATTTCAATTAGCACCTGTGGCTTAGGTCTTGACATAGATAAACTCCATGTTTATTTATCCCAATAACTATGTAGATTTGAAACTGCCACCTGACAAAACCACCTCAATTGGCTCATTTACAGAGGTCTGTTGTTGGCGTGATTGCTCTAGTGCCAACAACAGTTTGGTTATATCACCATGCAAGTCCTTGGCATCACGCATGGGCATAACAAGATCTTTTTGGCCGCGGCTTTCTGCTGCCTTGATTGAGTCAATAAACCGATTGATGTGCAAACTCATCGCAGGTATTGTTTCAAGTTAGGTGGCTGCCATCCTTCAGGTTTGAGAATTTTGCCATCTTCTCTACGCAACACAACACCAGTTCCTGCATCTATTTTGGCCATGTTTGAGCCATGCACTTCTTTCCAGGCACCTTCTGTGTCTACGCCAATTGAGTGCAATGCACCAATGGTCACAACTAGAATGTCAATTAGTGCATCAACATCATCTTCTCTAGTGGTCGAATCTTCTAATTCTTGTACTTCTTCTTTGATAAGAGTGTAATATAATTTATACTGTTCGACGTTTTCAATACCAGTAGTTTGGCCTGATGCCAACATAAACATTTGGTGGTCTTTAAATGGATTCATTTGCTTGTTCCTTTGTGTAAAATGGTCCTTGATACTTATATCGTTCTAGTGCGATCAATTTGGGATTACGCACAACTTTCCATGCACGATGTTGTTTTACTGTGTACCAACCGGCTGCAAACCACGACTTGGAATTTTCTTGTTTGGTAAACAGTGGCAATTTTAACCGCACGTTCCACAATCCGTTGTGGGCCTTGCACCCAGTTTCGTATCCATGCACTGAGTCATTTGGCGTTGCTGTGACTGTTTCGGGAGGTTCAAATGTGATGTCGATCACTTCTCTAACCATGGGCATGGTTTTGTAATTGGATATTTGATTTTGTATTTTTACAACATACCCATCTGCACTGGCTTCAATGTTGCCAATCTTTTGATTGTTTTGTTTGAGAATCCAGTATTGGTTGTCAATTACTGGTTTTGCTACGATCATTTTAAGACTCCTTGATATGTTTGATTCAGCCAGCGACCAATTGGTTCAGCTTGGTCACTCAACTTGGTAAGTTCATACTTGCCGCAAAATTTAAGAAAGTGTGCGCCCACCATGCCCGTGTCTTTGTTACTGACTTGTTCACAAATCACAGCGTCCACAACATCTTTCACTGCTTGTGGTTGTGCTGTGAGATCGATCAGCGTGACATTGCGTTCGTAATCTGTCAGCACCTTGTGTTCAACTTGTTCATGGTCAGACCAACGTTGCAACATGAGATTGTTCCAAGAATAGCCTTTCTTGTCTCGATCCTCAAAGGCTTCTGTAAGTCCCACTTGATTCTTGGTGCCTTTCACACGCACACCTGGATAAGCCGAAAACACATTGTCGCCAGGATCGCCACGCATGCACTTCAAGAACAATACCCATTTCTGATAATCAGTCGGAGCCACAAAGCTCCGGTCAGCTTTGCCTACTTTGATCTTTGAATTGCTTTCGATTGTAAAACTCAATTGGTTACCTTTGGCATCTGTTACGCCATCAACACTGAACAGGTGATCGTTTATACCGTTGTATAATTGACAATTGGGTGCAACCAACTGAACGAAGTCTGAATCACTGCTGACAATAATATGTTCATCTTGGGGGTGTAATGCAATCCAGCGGCCTATGATATCGTCCGCTTCTGCTGTTGCGCAACGAATTACGCTACAATTTGTTTTCTCAGACAAGTATTTAGTCAGCTCATCATAGGTTTCCCAAAACAACTTGTCCTCTTCTGCTTCAGTTTCACTCATGGCACCGCGGGCCACAGCACGATTGGCTTTGTAGGGTTTGTAGTGGTCCTTGCGCCAACTGCGTCCCTCCAGTGCGAAAACCACGTGATCCACACCAAAACGTCTAGCTACCTTGTTGGCGCTCATCATGGTCAAGTGTAACGCAAAGCCCAATTTGGTCCATGTATCGCTGGCCCTGTGTGCTGAGTGTCGGGCACGGAAAAACATGTTGGCAGTATCAATCAGTAGATATTTCATTAGGGCGGTCCAGAAGTTTGTGTTGTTTCATGTATTGTAACACATATTTGGACCAAAAGCTATGGCCGTTGGCTCCAAAGTGATAACTTTTGGGATTCACGTGTTCGAATCCGTTGTTTTTTAATACAGCGTTCCAACTGTGTTCTCTTGAGTAAGGTTGGATATAGTGATTTTGCCAATCTCTTTGATTTGGTATGTCATTGAATGTGCTGTTGCCACTGTAGAACAAATGCCGCACATTGAGATCCTTTAGTCGGCAGTGTAGATGCCATATTTTGTTGTGCCATTCATTTGTTTTTTGAGCCCAATCCACATCCACAATATACTGACGATATCTAAATTCAAGCTCTGGTGGCACCATATCTACTCCACTAGCGTTTACTTGATAGTATTGGCCTTCATGCACCCATTCTTCTCGTTCCCAAGTGGTCCATTGAATCACCATCACAGTATTATACAAACGATCGTAGTTTTTTTGCATCCAATCTGTGGTGGTACGCAATATACGATCATTGCTGGCTGCTGTTTCGGCATCACAGTAAAATTCAGTGTTGAGCATTCGGCTCAGATGCCGCCCCCAACTGGCTTCCAAGTTGATTGGATGAGGCCTGCGGTCAATGCCATACCGTCCATCATCCACAGCAAAACAATCAGGCACCACTGCTTCGGCAGCCGCTGTATGGCTGCAACCATTCACGTACAATATCATCGCTTGAGCAATACTTTTTCTGTTTCGGCTGCCACCACACGCTTGCGCAAACTTGAACTTGAGAACGAGTGATCTCTGCCGTTGAACACAATCTCAATGCCACGATTATAACACTCATCACGACCGGTAAAGTCTTTGTCACAATACTCTACACCCAGCACCCGAACATCCAAGGGCAGGATCAATAGAAGGTCACAGAGATCCTGTTCGGTTTGGTACACAACAACTTCATCAACGTAACGGCATGCAGCCAGCTGTATCTGTCTCTCCACAATACTTTGTATCGGATGATTCTTAGTCTCAGGCCTATCGATAGTTGGATCTGTTTGGAGCCCACAGATGAGGTAGTCGCAGTGATTCTTTGCTTCAGAAAGCATGGCGATGTGGCCTGCGTGGAGCATGTCAAAGGTTGAGAAAGTGATGCCAATTTTTTTACCTTCTGATTTGAGTTGTTTGATGTGATTGAATATCATCCTATTTCGCTTCTTCCATCTCCAAGATCACGCTTCTGCACATACATGCCAGAGTTTTTAATTGCTTGTTCTTGTTCCCATGTTTCCATCACAACATGTCGGCAAATATTTTGGAACCACCGATCCACAATCTCGCCATCGGAGTCTGTGGGCTTCATCATGTAGCCGGCCTTGACCAAGCGAGCCACAAAAATTTCATTCCAGTCTAGTTCAAATGCACCTTGATGCAGGTTGTTGAGATCCACATCCATGCTGAGCACAGCCACATATGGTTCGCCTTTTTCTGTGGCTATTTGTTTTGCAGTTTTTTCTGGCGGTTCTACTGCCTTGACTTTAGCAACTTTTTCTGCCACAGGTTGCGGCTTCTTTGCTTTTTTCTTAAACCATTCAAACATATCCAATACTCCTAACATTGCGTCTGGTGTAATCATTTGCCCCAACCATTGCCCCAAAGATCCACATGCAATCTTGGGCTGTAGTTGTAGCCACGCTCCAAGGCCCAGTTGGCCACATTCACTCGGTTGCATTCGTATGGAGTGACCACACCGCCTTGCGGCATCACATAGGTAATACCACGAAAGCCTGCCTCACGATATGCAGCCACAGCACGATCCACTTCTTCAAAGTGTGCTTCACTGTCAACAACAAACTTCAAATACACTGTGCCGTTGCTTTGATAGTCTGCTATGATCTCTGGCCGGATGGCATCCGACCACAATTCACCCGATGCCGACAGCTTGGGACTTACTGAGAAAGTAATTTCTCGTGTGGGAATAGCACCTATGTCAGGCTGCCTCCACTTGTGCAAAAAGTCTTTGAACTTGGGTTGTAGCGTTTGAGTGCCATTGGTTTCAAATGTGATGTTCTTCAAATCACTCATGGCGTCTTGGCTCAGCAGTTCTTTGTAACCACGCTGCCAACCCAGCAGTGGTTCGCCACCTGTGATCACAAGATGCACATCATTACCGTTGTCTTGTTGCCAGCGATGGTTGGGCGTGAGTGCAAGCATCTTTTCAATCAGCTCGTCATGTGCGAGTGTATGACTTAGGTCTTTGAATGCAGGATGCCAACTGGCATACGAGTCGCATCCTGTGTTAACAAGAGGAAGCTCTTCAAAAGTCTTGTAGAGATGGATTGATTTGGCCACTTCATCCGCATCAGTGCTCTTATGGCCGGGAGCGCAGCCAAATCCCGCGCATGTAAAGTTGCAACCGAAGGTTCGTAAGAACACAGAAGGAACTCCAACAAATCGTCCTTCGCCCTGTGCAGAATAAAATAGTTCACTGATTTTTAGTTTCATAACGTATTATAACACAAAATATTAAAAGTCCAAAGCTAAATGGCTACCTTTTCTGGTATACACAGATTGGGCTTCGGCCGACCAAGCGTTATATAACTCATCATCTACCACACGACAATGTTCTTCTGGTGAAGCATCTCTACCAACCCAGATTGGATGATAGTCGGGCCAATTGGCCACAATGAATCTTCCGTGGAATTGACTTTTTATTGCTTGCCACACTGGCTCAAATGCCTCGGCTGGAATATGCTCTAAACTTTCAACCATAAGAATGGTGTCAAAACTGGATAGATCCAAATCTGCCAATGCCAATTGAATTGGTTTATTAACAGGTATTGCTGGCACAAACTCTTTGTCAAAGTAGTGATAGCCGGTGGCCTGATACCACTTGACAGCTTCGGGTCCTAACTCCACACTGACTACGTCTATGCCCATGTGCTTGAGTACGTTTGCCACTTCGCCACGACCGCCGCCAATTTCTAACACACGCTTGGGAGTTCTACGACTTTTGTCTTTTAGGAAATTCATTTGAGCATGCACTAGGCTTTGATTTGCACTTTCGGCACGACCGTTAACATCGTGATCAAATACTTCTTGAAATTGTTCTACCAGTTCGTCCCAACTAATGCCATGAGCATAACATAACGCCGCCAAGGCATCACCAAATTTTAAACTTTTACTCTTCCAACTTTGTATACCATCAGCTTTGGTAAAGTAATTGAAATCATATAGCGACTTAGATTCGCCATTACTATCCAATGTAAACTGTTTCATTTGCTGATTGATATCGTTGGTCTTGAGTTTTTCCCAAGGGTCTTGTTTGCCTACCTTAACACGTTCCCAAAAATCGATGCTAATACCTTGGTCAAGCATATACCTAGCAAGTTGTTCAGTTTCCTCTATGCGGTTTTGTATGACCTGTAGATTGTGAAAATCTCTAGGATCTGAAGGATTGCCTTCGTACATTATTCTAGCTTTGTAAGTGCTGTCATTGTTGTTGCCAGTCAAGTCCTGTCGATCATGTGTGGCCCAAACAGGAATACGTTCATAGACATCGAGTTTATATGCAATTTGGCTCAACCAAGCATCATTCATTTGGTGCTGGCTAAGATGCCCTAACGTAGTATACCAGGCCTTGGGCACAATAGGAAAGATGCTGTAAGGATGATCATTGTGAGTGTGAACACTTAACAACTTAAATTGTCCAGTATAACTAGCAATCACAGTATCCCACCCTTGGGTTTCCATCACAGCATCATCGTTCCAAAAGAAGAACCAATCAGCATCAGCATTGTCTGCCAATTTGTTGATGTATTGATTGAGGCGACCGTAGCCAAGTGGATCAAATGTCAATGCACTATATTCAACGTCTGTGGTATCCAACCAAGGTTGAATGACATCTGTAAAATGCTTAATACCTGTGGCATCATCATTGTCAAGACCAAGTATCAACTGGATCTTGCTGGGAGTGTCAGCAAGACCAATTAACGTTTTTAAACTGCGTTCCAACATTTCTGTTCGACCGCGAGTGGGCAATAATATTGCTATATCAAACTCTGAACTCATTTAGGTCCCTTGGTTGTCTAGTTTCTTTTGCAAGTGACTCAACAAAAATCCATAAGCAGGCAGAATAACCAACAGGCTTACAATGACTTTGCTGATTGAATTGTTGGTTGCAACAATGTGCCAGTTAGCAGCCATGAACTCGTTTGCGCCGCCAGCAAAGGCAGTAAAGAAGAACACATAGGTATCAAAGAATGTGCTCACAATTGAACTTAGCGCAGGAGCAATCCACCAAGTGGCATACTTCTCACGAATGTATTGGAACACGTACACATCCAACAAGTTGCTCACAAAGTATGCAACACCCGAACCAAGACCAATGCGGAAGGCCACTGAGTCAGGAGCACCGCCCAGTTTGACCACTGCCATTGACACAATGATAGCAGGAATGAATGCCAATGCAATCACGGCGCGACCAGTTTGTTTGCCTAACATTCGCACAGTCAAGTCGGTCAACACAACCACTAGTGGGAATGTAAACGCAGCCGCTGCCAATGGTGCACCAAACACGGAGAATTTGAATTGCACAATATAGTTGCTGATAGCAATAATAATGATATGTGCCAGCATGAGCTTGTAGGCCAATGCGCGGTCAACACCATTTAAGATTCGATCTAACATGATTTTTCCTTTTTATATTAAACGAATAGATCTTCCATCCACTCGCGATGGCCTTCTCTAAAAGCCATATTGCTCTGTGTTTCGCGCACTTCCACACGATAGCACCAGAGACGCTCTGCTTCACCCGGTCCCCACAGGTCCGGTATGTAAACACCGTTCACATACTTGTACAGCATGTCTGCTAGGCCTTCACAGCCTAAGCGTGGCAGGATTGTGAGTTTGGCCATTTTCTTCTCTTGCAAGAGCTTGTATGTTTCCAGCTCTGGGTCATCTGCGGATACTAGTAAGGTATGATCAAATTGATCTTCTAATGTCTTTTTAAGTTCTTTAAGACCGCCGTAGTCAGCAGCCCAGTTGCGCACATCCAACGTGTCTGTGCCAAAGTAGAACTTCATTGAAAAACTGTATCCGTGAATTAGATTGCAGTGGCTGTCAGCACGCCATTGTCGGTATGCGCAGGGAAAAGCATCATGATACTCTTTAGTGCTGGTGTACTTGTATTGTACTGGTTGATTTGTTGCCATATTGTCCTCCTATGTATTATAGCATAGGCAGCAGAGTTTGTAAAGCGGGATGATGCCGGACAGGCCGCTGAAAAGAATACTTATGCAGGCTTTTGATAGCCTGCTGTTTTATAGTTGGCTTGCCCAGCAATAACACCACGCACACCACCTACAGGATCGGCACAGTCGCCCACACGGCGTGGTATCAAATGCACATGTGGGTACATCACAGTTTGTCCTGCTTCTCGACCCATGTTGATGCCAATGTTAAATGCCGCACATTCGCCATTGGCTACCATTCTACGACCATGCCGCATGGCTGATTCAACACATTCCATGATTACATTATCGGTATTGTACTGTGGCACAAACAACAGATGACCAGGTGTAACAGGATAACGGTCACGAAACACAGCCACGTGAAAGTCTGACAGTTCTTCCACACGATCATCCCAGGGTGCAATATCTTGCTGATATGCAATTTCTAAATCAGTCATCCTGCTCTTCTACCGCGTTGTCGTATCCACGTTGGAAGTCGTCAGCGTCGGCTTCGGCATCTTCCAGTTTCAAATACGGGTTATTGCATTTTTCGCCGGCCTTGGCCTGCTCGTAGCCTTGTTGATAAGGCGCTTGTTCGTAAGGGGTAATTTTCTTGGCCATTAGTCTGCTCTTTCAATTTCAGTTGCTTCGCGAACCAGTACCAACAGTTCGTCTACAGTGTCAACAATGATCTTGGAAGTTTTCCAGTTGTCTTCGTCGTCTCTACCGCCCACTTCAATCATGTAGCCATTGTCATACATGTTGATGGTGAAGTTTTCGTTAACTTTGACCAGCTTGTCGCTGAGTCGGTTAACTGCCCCTGGGGTCTTTACTTTTACTTTTGATTTTGCCATTTGATTTTCCTCTGTGGTTAATGCTTCAAATTCTTCTTTTAACGCCTCGAGTGCGTCTGAGTCTGCTTTAGACATCTTGGGTCTTTTTTTTCCCATTTAAATTTCCTCCAGGTGGTATTGGGAATAGGGATAGTTGGTCTGCAACCATTCCAACAATCCTTCTTCTGCTGGCAACTGAATGTTGCCAGATCGATCTGTAATAATTGTCATTGTGATTTAGCCTTGAAAAAGTCCTGCCATGCCTACACCAGGCCTGGGTGGGCTCATTGTACGAATACCCTTGAATTGGTAAGGATCAATCTTGGGCATGCGCTTCATGATAGTATCTCTAAATTGATCACTGTGAAAATATTGTTTGTTGCGTTCTACTCTATCTTGTACATGCCGGTAAATGTCAAGGATAGTGCCCGAATCAATCCAGCTTTTAACAAAATTGGCAATCTGCTCCAGTCTAAGATTTTCGTCGGTTTGATTGTCCCATGCACGCCACGGAACAAGATCTTCAAACATATCAAATCCAATATCAACATGGAATTGATTCACTCCTGCATTACAGATCATAATTGGTATTTGTCGTGCTATAAAAGGTTTGCAAGATTTTTCTGTGAGTGATGGAAATTGTGTTTGTGTTTCTGTAACAATGTTCACAGCATACTGATCATATACTGGATGTTCTACCCCGGTATCATTTATAGGAGTGACGCCATCTGGGTCAAAACCATCACCGGGCAATCTACCAGTTTGCCAAGGCAAGTCATCTGTAATAGGCACAGTAAGACACATGCGATCTGAATAATCTTTCATCAAATGATAAAACTTGACTCTATGAGTACGGCCGCCTCTATTCAAACACATGACTCCGTGTGTTTTTGTTCCAAGGGCGTCAAACCTATCTCTGTACATTTGACTGAAATTATTGCGATGACTATACATGTACATCCAAATTGGAAAATAATGTATATTGGGCGCCGACTGACTATACCACTCATTGTACATTGAAGTCAGAGTAGTCATGTTACACAATTCATCAGGAATCTGGTGCGGCGGAAAACTATTCTGTGACAGATCAACCACAACATTTTTACAAGAATGCACATCTAATAATTTTATTATTCTTTCGCCACTATATCTCCAAGTAGACTCATCAAACTCGCATGCCCAAATATCTAAATCAGATATAACTACTATATCTTGATAAAACCATTGCGATAGATATGGTTTAAGTGCATCGGCTCCATGAATATTATAAATCATCGTGGTGCAAAGTCCTGCTGTAGTTTGATGTTGTCAAAGAACTCTTTCTTCACGCTTTGGTCTGTTTTAAAAGCACCATGTAATACCGTTGTTTGGGTGAGACTAGAGTGAGCCATGATACCGCGATTCTCACAACAACCATGGGTAGCTTGTATATAAACTGCGACATCCGTGGACCCGGTCGCGAATTCAATTTCGCGAGCAATATCCATACATAGCTCTTCTTGGAGAGTGCCTCGACGGGCACACCATTGCGCAATCCTGGTATACTTGGATAAACCAATAAGTTTGGGGCCAGCAATGATTCCAATATAAGCCACACCCGTAACAGGCTGGTGATGATGCGAACACATGCTCTTAAGCTCCGAACGCACCACCAACATACCTTCGTATGCTCCGTCCGTATCGTTCGGGAAAGCTGTAGCATTAGGACTCTCCTCATACCTGCCAGCCATAATTTCATCGAAGTACATTTTGGCAAGACGTTTTGCGGTACCTTTTGAGTTTGGATCATTTTCCCTGTCGATTAATAGTACATCAAGCACTTGTTCAAATGCTTGAGTGGCTTCTGTGATTAAATGTTCTCGATCTGATTCGGCAATGTATTCGCTGATATTGTCCCCGGCCCAGAATCTCTTGCCGTCTGCCTTCATGCGTTCGCGAAGGGCTTGTGATAGGTTTTTTTCCAATTGTTATTCTCCGAGTTATAGACGTGGATGTCTATTTGTTAATTGTATTATATTTAGACCGTGGTGTCAAGACTGTTTGAGAAAACCAGATACCTGAAGGGTATACTTGTCTTGCATGCCTGCATTAGTAGACAGATGTAAGATTTTGCTATCCCAAATGAATCCATCTCCAGCCGACCAATCTGAACTGGTATGAATTTTTTCATCTTCATCTACATATTGTATAAACTGACCCAGTTTATAATCTTCAAGGTAGATGTTGGCTCGCACTTTGGGTTCTGTACGATCTGGATATCGCTGGTTGATTTGATAGAATGTATCTCTATGATATGGAACCGTACACCCTGGTGGTTGTAGAATACTGCTAACAGTAACTACTTCAATACCCAGTTTGTTACCTAGATCTTCGTAGTCAATTTGATCTGCGGTCCACCACAGTTGATGTATGATGGTGTTTTCAAAACAATAAGTTTTAGGAAAGCCACCAAATTTTTCATGTATATCATTTATTTCGTATACTTGGTGTTTGATGCAACTGCCAGAATGCACACTGTAATCAGCATTCAAAAACACTAAAAAATCAAAATCAAGATGAGCAATTTTAAACATAGTTTCTTTCAGCTAACCAAGGCATAATAATTTGATTTACAAATTGCTCATGTTGCTCTGGCCTTGGATGAAAATTATTTACACCTGGAATAGGACAGTTTGCTTTTACCCAATCATGCTCGTTATCTACAGGCAAAAATTTTGTCCAATCTACCTGTTCCCATAACCAAGAAACATTTTTATTGTCTTTGGTGTGCGGGCTTAATGTGGTAGTATAGTTAGTAGTCATAAAATAATCAATATTATTTAGTTTGAGATAATTTTGCAATGCTACAACATGTTCTAGGGTGTAAATTTGACTGGCAACTTCGTTATAGTAATGTCTATACCACGCGGCATTGTGATCATGTTTCCAATGCGGGTTTAGTATAACCCATCCCCCAGGGGCATCATCGGCCACACGGGTTGGATTTTCTATCCATCCATCAATGTTGGTTGTAAATTGTATTGGCTGTTCAAAGTAAAATTCAAATCTATCTCGTCCAGTCCACATAATTCCCACAAGAATGTCTTCTGGCCGGTGCGTTTTTAGTAGTTCATGTAACCGATATTGCACTCTACGAACAATCAATCCATTACCTTGACTGCCCATGGCTTCGCTGTAGTGTTCAGCTCCGGGCAGTTGTTCTCTAAGATAGATAGGCCATGTTTTATTATCGTTGTTGCCATGTACATCATAATTGATACATTCACTGAAACTGCATCCGCTAGTGACTAAAATTTTAGTTTTCATCAAAATCCTTGATTGCTGTGTTATATATTGTTTGAACTTGTTCGGCTTGTGTTTTTACCAATTCAAAGTTTTGATTCAATCTGTCCAGCAACGATCTTCTTAACTGTTGACATTGATCAAGGGTTAATTGTTGATCTAATTGTTTTACCTGTTGTGCCACAGATGCAAAACGTGTGTGCTCGTCTGGTATAGTGTCATAGCTGTGATCCACAATATCGTCAAACAAGTCAAACCCTAACTTGCGTACTTGTGCTACCAACCCAGGCACAGCAAACCATAAGGGTATTTGTCTAAGACCAAATGCTTTGAAAGTTTTTTCGGTAATAAAATGACTTCTCCAAACTCCTGGATCAGTTTGACTGCTGCTTTCGACCACCAAGTTAAATGCACAACTATGGAATATTGAATTGGTTTGATCGTGTTCAGGCATGTAGTTATTTTTTCGATCAACAATTCCGTCAATCAACAGCGGCAATTGCATGCCTGGCAGTATGTTTTTGTATTCATCAAGCCCGGTAGCACCCATTGATCCAAAACTAATTCTAACATCGCAACCGGTATCTAACACTAACTTTGCCACCAACGCACGACTGGCACTAGGGCGCCGAATCAAACACAAAAATTTTTGATCAACAAAGTCATTGTAGTTAACTGACAAAATTTTTTCAAACCAGCCCATATGATTTGTCATATAGTTTGGTATGCAAATAGATCGATAATCTAATGTATCCGCATCTACGCAAGCATTAAAAATTACTAGTATATTTTTAGCAGGAACAGACCGTAGATAATCTATCAATGGCTTGGCCACAAGCTCACATTGACCTTCGCCTCTAAAGTCCACTACTATTTTGTTGTTTTTGATGTCGTTGATCTCATGATCACAACGTGCCATATCATGTGCAATTCTACTAGGAACGTCTATCGATGCATTAAAATGTAATGCACCATAATGCAATACTCCCGGTGTTATTGGTTGTATGGGTCTCAATCTACAATCTCAATTTCTCTAAGATCAGGGTATGCCACATATACAGGCTTGGGGTTGTGTTCCTTGACACCTTGTAGCAATGCCACACCTTGCACTGCATCTTCGATACTGGGCTTGTAATGATATCCCACGTGGAAAGTCTTTTGGTCCTGCCAAGGTGCCACAGTCAAGTCTCTGCCATCATAGCGTTGGCGCAATATGGTTTCATATGCTTTTTTATCATCCAACAAAATAGCACCACCATGACCAATGTGCAAAGGCTTGGTATGCCCAAAACTCAAGCACTGCATGGTACCTGAACGATACATGTCTTTTTCTAATCTGCGAGCACTATCCCAAATTCTAGTATAAGTGAATTCATATTCACCTTCCCAGTGTTGCCATTCGGTGTCGTGATACACATAGTGAATACCCAACTTGTGCATGGTCATAGGAATGCTCAAGTAAGTGTAAGGTGTAAACTTACAGGCTCGCACTCGATCATATCGCAAACACATTTCGATAGCATGTGTACAGCAATCAGTCATGACTGCATAAGGTGCTCCTGTGAACTCTGCTAGTTCTTTTTCAAACTTTAAAATCTTATCAAACATACCAATTCCAAGCGTCTCGAATCATATCGTCTAGATTATAGTGACGCCAGGCACCTGCAACCATGTCAAATTTGGCAGGGCTTGCTGTCAGCTCTGGAGGATCACCTGCTCGTCGAGCCTCTGTGCCAATGTCGGGCATTTTACCAACAATAGTTTTTGCATGATCTATTACTTGCCTGACACTTGTGCCTTGATTTGATCCAAGGTTATAGACCCCTGCAGGAATTTTATGATCCAATGCCAAGGCGTGAGCCCTTGCGATATCAGCCACATGCACATAATCACGCACACAAGTTCCATCGGTCGTAGGGTAATCGTCACCGTATATTCTAAACTGTCCATTGTCTCTTGCGGCCTCTAAAAACCTAGCAATCAAGTGTGTGGCACCTGGCTCTTGCCCGTGTCTGCCTTGGGGATCAGCACCACAGGCATTGAAGTAGCGGAAACTAACATAGTCAAGACCGTATGCCTGATGATAACTTTCCAGCATCATGTCAATCATCAGTTTGCTTTCGCCATATGGACTGACAGGTTCTTTAGGATCCACTTCGTGTATGGGATTCATGATAGGCTCACCATATGTGGCAGCACTAGAGCTAAAGACAAATTTGCAACGAGGCATGCTGTTCTTGACAATGTCCAACAGCTTCAGCGTCTTGGCCACGTTGTTGTTGTAGTATTCGCTAGGATTTTTCACACTAGGACCCACAAGGCTGGTGCCAGCACAGTGAATGATAGCGTCAGGTTGTTTGGCAATGATCCAACTTAGTGCCACATCACTTGCAAAGTCCTGATACAAGAATCCATTGGGCACACCACGCAGATGTGCAGGAGGATCTCTACGGTCAATACCATACACTTCGTGCCCGGCATCTTTCAATGTGAGCATGGTCTGTCCACCAATATATCCGGCTGAGCCGGTCACAATTACAACACTCATTCAACTTCCTTGAACAATGGCACATTTTCACTCAGCATCCTAATAAACTCTAAGTTAGTTGGGAATGTGTCTAGTGCGCCTTTGTGGGTTGTGAGATTAATTTTAATGTTTTCTACCAGGTACGATCCTGTTTCTAGGCCATACCAAAACGTTTCTGTAGCACCTTGCTCTATTTGATTTTTAAAATGTTCGCTAATCATTCTTCAATCTTTACAACTTGATATTTTTCGTGAGCAGCGTGGTCACGATATCGGTTGCCCGCTCTATTCCACTGCTCGCCCATACCACTAATAATATCAACAACACGGTCCACAGTGCCATTGTTCCAGTTGCTGATAAGTCCCATGTTGTGGTGCGGTTCTCGTAGAAGCATTTGCATCTTGTGATAAGCGTCATCTATGCTCCAGGGAATATACAGTCTATTGGGATCGTTCGCGAAGGTTTCAGGAAAACTGCGATACGCTGGATATAGCACATTGCATCCAAGAGTATCGGCCTCCGATACGGTGTTTGAAACCCAATCTTGTAAAGCACAATTAAACAACACACGAGTATTGTTGAGATGAGCATAGTATTCATTCTTGCTTATGTTGTCATAGATCCGGAGTTTGCCTTCTGCCTCCATACGGCGGGCACGTTCAACATACTCAGGATTATTGGATCGTAGAGGTCCACCTGAGTATATGGCAAATTCACAAGGTTCGCTGGTGAGCTCGCTATACATTTCAATAAGGTCCATGAAGAAGCCAGGTTGTTTTTCCTGATCAAAACGGGCTGCGAAACCCACCCTCCGCGGACGGCTATCAAATAGCTTGATATTCTCTGCCCCCCCAATGCGGCCAAGAACTTCTTCTTTTCCAAATGCAAGGCCGGAAATGTTGTAGATTGGAGCAGTCCATCCAGCAATCCGCATGTGCGCGACCATTTCTTCATTGGTTGCCAATACTGCACCCCCCGAGAAAGCCACCATTTCATTGACCATTTGTTCATACAAGTTCATCCACTTTGCCATACCCCAAACATGCACAAAGTCATCAGGGTCAATGGCCTGCGCCAAACAACGAACATAAATTTTAGGACACTGTTCTTGTGGAATCTGATTCATGATATAACCAAGACTTTCAAAGCCTGGTTGAAACATGTCTTCAAAATAGATCACATCGTTGCCAGTAACATCGCCGTTCTTCATCATCTGAACCAAGTTCATCATTTGGCTCATGGCAAAGAAACTGCGTCCGTGTGCGTCCAACACTTGCCCCACAGAGATAGCCTGTGTGTTGTCAATAGTGGTGCCGGGCACATACACAACATCCAGTCCTCGACGGTCAAACACACGTCGGTTCCATTCTGTTAGTTGTAAGGTATAACGGGCTTCATAACTTTCCAAGCCCATGTAGAATAGTTTTCTCATTAGAATCTTCCGGCGAAGCGACGAGTATCTTCGTCCCACATGTTCTTGGCATTCTTGCCTTGTGAATATTTGTTATACTGTTGCCAAGCATAACTCTTGAAGTTGTACAAATCAGCCTCGTTGTAGCGATAGCCATAGTCTTGGCAGAATTCCAAGAGTTTTTCCAAGTCGTCTTGGATCTCAATCACACGGGGGTTAGATTTGAAAGTAATTTTTGCCATTTTGTTTTCCTATTAGATAGCAATGTTGATATTGGGGCGGTGAGTTTCATATTTAATAAGGGCTCCGTTTTCACCATCTTCGGAGACCTCAATCCAGACTGCACGTCCGGGATATCTTGCGGCGATTTCTAAATACAAATCGTCTGCCATCATTTCACATGACTTGTAATCAAGTTGGATGACTCCGTCTTGATAGAGTTTTTGGAGCCAGCGTTTGAACTGGATGAATTCGATGTCCCTGTCATCGTGGAACACATCAATCCACACCCGGAAGTGGAAGATATGACGGTGAGGAGCACTAAGGAAACTAACGTCATACTCATCACCCGTCGCAAGGGCTGGATCTGTTGCGGCTGCGGGATAGCAGTGGATTCCTTCTTTTTGGAAGGTGACCCAGATTCGTCTCTGAGCTTCATGTTTGATTCTTTCAATTTGTTCACGTTCAATTTGATTCATAGTTCATCTCCACTATATAGTCTGTCATATTGCTTGCTTCTCATTGCCATGCTTTCGAGCACAGCCATTTTATTTTTAAATATTCTAAATTTGTAACTGGTTTTACCACGCTGTCGTTCAAAAAAACAATAGTCATTGCCTCGGATATAGTCACTTTGACTGCCGGCAGCCAGTTGTTGTCGGCATGTTTCATATCCTTCTTTAAAAATTGCTTGTATTTTAGGATGTGCAAAATCATACACAGCAGTACTTACTACAACTTTATCTTTGGTAATCACTCTAAATTGTTGTTGCAGTTTTTCAAAAATTATACTGTCTAAATAGGATTTTGAAATAATATCTGTAGGAAGCATTGCACCTACAGTGTGATGAGATACTGCATCTTTGTCACGAGATTTAATTTCAAGACTGTACATAGGAACATCTGCACCAGCACCACGCAAGTCCGTGGGCCATCCTTCGTGTTGCATGTACTCTTCAATATATCTACCTGCAACACCATTGATATTGGTTGGAACAGATTGCCCAAGCAATGAAGTTTTTATATTTGTAATCTTCATTTAATTACTTCATCCTTTGTGTATTGGTCCCAACTGGTAAATGTCTTTCTATCCAACAAATCGTGCAGGCTATGACACCATACCCCGGGATTGGTTGCTTTAAAATCTTTGTCGTCTAATTTAATTGTGGCGTTGTAACCTAACAGTTTGACATAAGGCAGTTTTACAGATATCATAGGAACAAACTGTGCCTGTTCACACAAGCTACCTTCGCATAATCCTTCCACAGCACTTACATCAAGATCCAAGGTACACCAGTATCCTCGATCCAACCACGGTTGAATCATCTGTTCCCAGGCAGTCCATACTCCAGCATCGTTCATAGTGGGGTTTGGAAAACTTTGATTGGCACCAAAGTAGATGTGTGTGATCGGCAGCTTTGATCGTGCATCAATCTCGCCACGCTTCCAATCTATTGCTTCGTTAGTTTGTAATCCTACCACAAACAATGTGCGGCGGCCGACAGCAGGGCTGGCTTCAACTTCTGTGCCTACAAAGAAATTGGTATCTTCGTGTCCGGGTCTGTTCATTTGATTTGCTCGCTTTCAAGCAGTTGTAATGCTTCTAATTGTAACTGGTCTTCAGGTTCTGTGTCAACTTCTGGTTGTTCAAAAGAGAACAGTACATTGAATTGTGTACGAGCATTTTTGGTTTTCTTACCTTTGAATCCTCGTGTGCCCACAATCTCCATCCAATAGCTATCATATTGTTCAATAATGTCTTCGGCAGTTTGTCTATCTGGTGCAGCAAAGATTGCTTCCACAATGTCTTCAAACCGGGCATAGTCACCTGTGCTTCGACGCATCATTGCAGGATATTCTCCAGTATCAAACCGTCGATTGGCTTCTTGCACAGCAGTCAAGTGCATCCAAACATTATGACCCATCAGCAAGGCGTAAGAGAACGAATCCCAAGATGTCTTGCCTTCTTTGCCAATCTTATTTAGGTCGCCGGGCTTGTAAACACAAATATCTTTCATCTTGAACAAGTCGCTCAGTGGACTATCTTCCCAACGTGGATAGATACCATCTGCTACTACGCCAGTTGACCACTTGCGTGTATCTGTTGAATACTTTTTATCATCAGCCGACGGAGCCATGCGATACGACCACTTGGAGTCGTGTTCGAACACATTTTCAAAATACACCTGCCCATTGGCTGTGGCAAGGAATGGGCTGGCACAATCAAAACTAATAGTGAAAGCCGGATTAACGTATTTTCTAACTGCTCTTTGAATCACAGTCAGTAACACAGCCCATTCTAACTTTGATGTACCCAAGAAGTGCATCCAATCATGAATGCCTTCTTGCAACAAATTGTCATAACGCAAGGCCACTAGGCGTCTAAGCACCAAGTGGACGTCACACATGTTCTGTCCGCCCATTGACCAACCGTCAAAGTGTGTGTCTGGATACTTAACAGGATCACAGTATTCCTTCATGGTGTCATACCATTGGTCTGCACTGCCATGATTGTCGCCTTGCAAGACATTTAGAATCCTGGTGCCACCATGGCGAATGCCTTTACGGTGCTTCATAAAGTATTCGTTGTTGAACTTGGTAGCATCTACTGCTTCTTGCAGTGTGGAGATTTGACAGGCCTGGCTGGCTTTCTTGTCATGGATGACCCAAGTTGGAATATCGAGGGTCATACAGTAATCAGACACATTGTCCAACCAGTTGAGCACTAACTCGCGTTTCTTTTGAGCCTTAGCACAACCTGAGTTGGCTTTCCAGTCACCTTCCCACAAGCCTTTAGCAATCTGGAAACCGCCCGAATCTCCCAAGAGAAATGTGCCCGGTTCACGATTCCGTACCATGTCTTCGGACCAATCTTGCTTGTTAAGATCAAGGTTAGCATGGCCTCCAGACGCAAGTGACCAACGATAGGGGAATAAAGCCTTAGTGGAGTTGAGCCAATTAAGCTGTTCCATATCAGTAAGGCCTTGCGGAAATCGTGCAGGATCCACATAGTGCTCATTCCTTTGCTTGCCTATGAATGTGGCATAGAATCCGCTGATGGCCGGCAGAAAGACTGCCCATTTACTAAGTCCATTGCTATCGAGTTGGTTATTTGTTAAGTGGTCTTGCATTTTTCTTTTCTGCCCATAGTTTTTTTCTTGCCTCGGACATCTTCTTTCGTGTTTCTTCGGACATTACGCGACCTTTAAGTTTGGCACTAATCTTTGCTTTTTGATCTTCAGTGTTTGCTTTGCCCTTATGAGAAGCACTCATCTTGGCACGAGTTTCGTCACTTGCGATATTAGCATATTACTTGCTTTGTGCTGGTAAGATGTAGTTGTAAACAGCAATGCCTGAATCTACTGTGATCTTGGCAGCACCATCATCACTGATACGCACAGTTTTATCACCTGTGAGCGCCAAGATACTCATGACTTGTTGAGCAGGCCACGACCAAGCACGTTTCAATTGGCCATTCACACCAGGATGGAACACAAAATTGCCAGCGTGTGTGGAATGGTCACCAAAGAAAAACTTCAAGTCGCCGTTTTCAGTCTTGGCTTGGAAATGCGGTTCCTCGGCATTAGCTTGCGCTTGCATGCGTAGTCGTTGAATAGCAGCCACAGTGGGTGCAAATTCAATGTGCCAGTTAACACCTTTAAACTTGGGTGTTTTGAGTTTTTCAGTCACAATGGCTTCGGCCATGAACCGATAGTTGTTTTTAAAATCGCCTGTGGCATTTTCAAAATTGATGCCATCTGGTTCGCCACCTGCACGACGACTCAAGCTAAGTTTTGCATTGTCTTTGTATTCTTGTAGGTTCAACAAGATTTTGAGTTTGCTCAAGTTAGGCATGCCAAATGTGCCCACAAAGTCTGGATGTGGATTTTTAAATTCACCTTCCACAACCACACTCATGTCTTCTGCCAAGCCCACAATTTGCGTGGCTTTGTCATCGCCTACGATCTTGATCAAGTCAATGCAGCCAAGATCATGTGTGTGTTGTACCAAGTCTAATAGATAATCTCTCATGTTTCTCTCCTATGTGTTTGATTATAACAGATATATTTAGAATTTGCAATCATTATCGACGAATTACTCTCGCCAAAACTTGACCGCCACGTAAACTACGAATCTCTCCGGGCTTACGCATTTCAAACCAAGCAATGTCACCGGTTCCGGTACATTGATTGATAATTTTATAGCCAAGATTTCGGGCTATTGTTTGTATTCGACTGCCTGGTGTATAACACATCCAAGCATTTTCTACTGCACCGACCCCGTACCAGTTGTCACATTCATTGTAGGTAAAAATTAATGCACCACCGGGTCGAAGTTTTTGATAGATCTCTATAAGAAACCGTTCAATGATCTCAATTGGTTTCCAGTTAAAATAATTGTAAGCAAACACCAGGCCAAATTGATTGGTTGGTATGGCTGCAAGAATTTCTTGATCTTTCCAGTCATTGATCACATAAGGTCTCAATCGACGTTGGTATTCTTGTGTGAATGGACGCATGGCAGCATTGAGCAATTCTTGGTTGTGATCCACAAGATATAATGGATCCATTGGTACCATGTCTTCAACAAAAGTTTCTTGTCTTGAACCAAGCACCATGCCTGGAAGTCGCCAATCAGTATAAGTTTTAATTACATTCCGCAACCGCTCGTAGTCATTGAACTCAATAGATAGTTTGCGATTGATCAAATGTTCTACTGTTTCAAAGCACATTTCTTGCTCATACCGCTTCCAGCTTTCTGCGTAATACTCAGGCGCTAGGCGATCAACATCGTTTTTCAACTGTTGTTTTAGAGTTTGCAGTGATTGATCAAATTTAGAAATAGAATGCTTGACTTCCGCCAGTCGTTCATCTAACTCTGCGGTTGTGGAATGATACTGTACGTCTCGATTTTTTACAGCATGTAAGATATCATCCAACTTATCAGTTATGTTGCCATAAGCAGGATCCATGTTAGAACTTTCTAACATATTCAAATATGCAACAACTTGGCTCAGTTTCATTCGAATGAGAATAGTGATGTAAAAGTATTTTCTGTGTTGGTAGCTGACGCGAGATCCCATTCCAACACACCCAGTAAGTTGTCAACCTTTTGATCCACAACAGTTGCTTCCATTAACGAGTCATCAAACGGTAGTTCTATAAACCATTGTGGTAATCGTTGCTCATCAGTAGGGTATCCAATTGACGTCCACCCCAAGGCGTTTGACTTGAGTTTACACACAATAGTTTTCATGCCATCAACAATCTGCATGCTATAGTTGTCTGAATTCATTCTGCGCATGTTGTTCCAGTTAATAGCAGCCCGCACATGACCTGGCATGTTGGCTTTTCCCAGACGTGCTTCTTCTGCCGCATACTTGGTCAAGTTGTTCACACGCTTGGGCGACCCTTTTTCCCAGCCTGGCCGCTCTTTGAATTCATACTTGAATTCTCTAATGCGTTCAATAATCTCATCTCGTTGTGTACCTGCTAGTACTCTATTTAGAATTTCTAGCAAGAAGTCTTGAATTACTTTGGGTGTGTCACTGCGCTTCAAGTCCAAGCCCATGGCCTTGGTCTTGCCAATCTTGCCATCTACATCCAGTCGCTTGCCTTCCAAGTCAATGATGTTTACAGCATAACGTTTCTTGGTAATGAACAAACTGCGGTCAGCAACCAGTTCGCGACCTGCCTTGATTAGTGAGCCCATGTCTCTTGGGCAGTGAAATGCCTGTTCCATAAAGCCCGGAAAGCTCTCATTCACTTGATCAGCAATTGAGTCATACAGTTGGATGCAAGTTTCTTTTGACCATTCCATGCGCCCTTCTGCAACTTCTTTTTCCAAGATGGGCCATGCAGAAAAATAGCATGAGTCTGTGTCACCATAGATGATGGCCTTGCCTGTGTGATCATATTCGCCTGTGATACACTCGTTGATATGAGCATCCATGTGCTTGGCAATTGATCTGCCTGCCAGCGTAGTGGACTGCCCAATGCGCTTGTCAAAGAATCTACAGCCTGGATTTAGAATAGCACCATACAAACTGTTCAAGTTAATCTTCTTGACCAATTGACGCTTGTCCCAGAACGCAATCTCTTTAT